CAATGGCTGCTTCATCTTTTAGATAACCCTCGTCAGTACGTTTTACACTGCCAATTTTATAGGCAAAATCACAACGGTTGCACTCAATTACTGAGGCCTCATCAAAACGAATTTCTTCGTCACCGTTAATTTTAAATATTGGCATTTTTGTTCCTAAAATAAAAAAGTCCACACGGGATCACCGTATGGACTTCAAGTAAACTGACACATTCAGTACTTAAAAGTAACCACTACTCAATAACAAACATTGCTATAAATATAGTATATCTGCTGTAAAAAAGTTTACTTTGTTATATAATTTTTTATTTTATCTTCCTGAGTGTATAAACTTCTACATTTGTTATACCACCCTGATTACAATTTACTTCAATAGAAATTCTACCAGTAAATCCGGGTTCTTCTTCAAGAAGTTTTACTAGTAAAGTTTCCTGAATATTGTTAACAATCTCAATAACTTTTCTAGTAACTTTTATTTTATCTGCCATTATTCAGCTCCGGGATTATCTTTTGAAGTCTGACCTGGATCAGTACCATTTGATTTCATTTCACTTAGGGGTTGTTTCTTTGATGCTTCGATTTTCTCTTCAATTCTTTTTGCTAACTTTGTAATATCGCTTGCTTCAAGTTTATCTGAGTATTCCTGCGGTATTAGTATATCATGACCGTATGTTTGACCACCAAAACGTGAAGCAATCACATATTCTGCAGGCATACCCATATCTACATATAGAGAGTCAGATTTTGCATTAAGAAGTTTTGTTTCTGCTTCTTCTTTTTCACTTTGTTGGTATAACTTATTGAATACTATGCCCCAATTTTCTTCTAGATCAACCTCTACTTCAGAAGAAAGAAGTACATAATTAACTAACTTATTTAATCCAGGCAAAAGTTCATCATCTTGGGCTGCAGAAATATCATCATAATATAGACGTATATTTCCCTCAGCTGTTCCCCCAAGTCCCTTAGTTTGATCACCAATCAATTTTATTCTGGGAATGCCAGAAATTCCACAAACTACATCAACTAGAATATCAACTAAATCCCGTAATCCAGTTACACCAAAAGAAGAGGCGCGTTCAAACTCTTCATTTTTATCGACTACTATTGTATTAAGAGAGTGTTTCGTCATGTCCATTGCATGAAGTCTATCTCTTAATATTTGCTCACCCTCTTTACTTGAAAGAAGTTGTTGCAAATTACTAACCTTCATGACTCCAATAATAAAATCAGTATTAATTCCCTCGATACCATCCAGGGATTCGCATACACCACGTAATCTACTGTATACAGACTGAATCCTGGAGTCGCCCCAACCTCTTTGAGATGCCAGTTCAACATCAGGAAGATCCTCCCCTTTAAACACAATACAGCGTGATTCATGGACTCTGAATGGCATACCAGTTGAGGCATTATTTATGGTGTATATCTTTGGTTCACCATATTTTTCGTCTTTCGGATCTTTATATAGATCATCTGGAAACCATGTAATACGTCGTCTGTCATAAACTTGAAAAAACCTAATACCTTTAACTTGTGATTCATTCACAGGTTGATCTGCTAGTTGCCCATCATCAATTCCCATAAAAAGAATTGAGCCACCAAATAACTTGTTCCATCTTAAGGCAGACTTGAAATATTTTTTCACATTCAATTTTGACAAATAGTTTAAAATCTTATTGTCTGAGTCGGCTTCAATTCTAAACCAATTTCTTACCATGTCATTTACAGGGATATCGATGATTTTCTTTCCTAAACCATCCCCCCTATAAATATCAATAAGAGTACCATCGTCAATCATCTCTGACATTGAAAATGCCGAGTTCATTCTCTTGTCATAAGCCTTCATGCCAACGCCAGTCAGTATATTATACCAACCGTCAACTCTTAGTTTTACTGCATCATTAACTTCTGACATAGGTCCTCTTATGCTTTGGAAAGTGAATGGAGATCCACGTAATCTTCACCAAAAATTGAGTAAACTGCGTATCGTTCTGCATCACTTGCATGATCACTTTCTTTTAAAGGTTCATCGACCCCTTTTTCTTGTTTCTTTTGATCCCAAACATACGCATATTTTTCATCAATTAAATTTTTACAACGTTTATGAATAGCATAATCGCCATTCTTTAACATAGTTGCTACACATGCAATGCCAGGTAAAACATCATTATTTGCATCTGTAACTGAAATAACACCGTCTCTTCGTAATTGGAGTTGAATACTCTCTGCAGATGGGTCAAAAAATGAAGATCTTACTCTTGTTTGCCAATATTCCCCTAAATGTGCACGACAAAAGGCCTTATAATCAACAGAATATTCGGAGTCGGTTTTCTGTTTTTGTTCTCTTCGAGAGTCAAAAAAGTACTCAAATTCAGCCCATATTTTGGGTTTTTTACGCATATTTACACCAAAAAGTATAAAACAGGTTGGATTTGATGTTCCATAATCTCCCCCAACTACATAATAATCGGCTTCTGGACAAACTATCAGTGTATGTTCGTCTTCATCGAAGAAGTCATAAATTGACCCTTCGGCCATACACCATTCCCCAAGTATAAATCTTTTATACCAAAGGCCAGTATAATTCTTCTTAATAGCCTCAACGTATGATGGAGAATCTCTTAAGAGAGCGGTATTATCATCAAGAACAAATTTATATGAATTTACATTTAATTCTGCTCCACGATCAATATAATCGCGTTTAATATAATGCTTCGGAGGTCCCGGATTCGTCGTACCAAAAAACTGAGAGCATTCCAGGGATAACCTAGAATCCAACATCTTAAAGAAAGACTCGGGCCATAGTGTAAGTTCATCCCCGAGACATTTACGAATCGTAGATCCTCGTATTTTGCCCTCAGACCTATCATCATTTGCCCCTATTGTATAAACTATCCTATCCCAAACATGAAATTCACGTTTTCCTGAATAATAAGTAGCATTATCAGGACCTACAAGTTCAATAATCGGATTTATCACGTTCCTTTTCAAAGAATCCAGGGTTTTACCAACCATCACATCAACTGCGTCAGGCGGAAGTCCCTTCATAGGTTCGCCAAGGGCTTTGATAAATCGGAAGTCAGTTCCAACCGACTTCCCAGATCTCACCGATCCATGCCAGAAGTTTAATCTCGCATTTGAGTCTTTTATAGAAAACTTCTGTTTTGGATTAAGAATCATTTATCAAGTTCTTTCTTATCTTCCTCATTATACTCGCACATTCCGTCAATCGCATCCAGGATCTTCCCTTTGTTCCCCTCTTTATTAATTCCTCCGTCCACGGACCACTGATCGTGGCTCTTATTAATCAGCCAGAATTTCGCAGCCTCCACACTTGGCTGTATATGCTCTTCACGTATAGACTCACTTGTCGTTGTTATCTCACCGCCAGTGGCACCATTATCTAGTCCCTTCTGTGTTGCCCCATTAGTAGTGGACTTCGTTCTTGTAGTCAGGGTTTTATCGTAACCAACCGCTTTCTTATGAAGTGCTTTCACAACTTCCACATTCGCTTTCTCAAGGGCATAGTCAACTTCTATCTTAAAATTTGAATCCTGGAACCATATATCAACCAGGGTTGCCATAGGTATGTTCATAATTTTTGCGGCTTTGTCGTAAGGTACGCCATGTCGTACATAGTCTAAGAACTGTTCTTCAAGTTCAGGCGTTTTCTCAATCATAAATTCTCCGGAAATATTTTCCTTTTGCATACGATCCCTTACATAATTAAAGAAGTATGGTTGTGACTTATTGAATCTATCCAGGGATAGAACTTCTGAATCTACGATAAAAAGGAAGATGTCCTTGGACTTCAGACCCATCTTCCAGCCTTCATAATATAGTTCTAGAATTCTGTCTGAAGGTCTATTGGTATAGTGCATTTTTGTAATATAGACTATTTGCTATATAATAATTTTTCTAACTAAAAAAATTTTTAGCTTTATGTAAGTGGGAAGGCATTAGATGTTGGGTTAGAACTAAACTAAAAAATTATATAGACTCGAGGAGTTCGGATCTCGGGGTTCGGGCCGGTGTGGGGGTGGCGGGGGGTGGGGGATCTCCCTTTGTAAACAGAACTTTCGACCTGGCATAAGTTGTTATAAATCAAGCACTTATACACGTTTACAAATAGCACTTTTATATATAAAAAATTAATTTTTTTATAATTTTCTGCACTTCGCGTCAGTATATTTTATATATATTATATATATGATTAAAATCAGTCTGGAATAAAGAAAATCCAGGCAAAGAAAATCCAGGCAAATATTTCACAAGAAAGTGAGAAAGTTCATGGTTTCAAAACAACCTGAAGTCGTCAGAGAATTTGATGAAGATGAAGCGATCCTTCGACAGTGCATGCTGGAGGAGTTGTGGAACGAAGTTGGATCAATGGACAAGTTGGTCTACTTGGATACAAAAGATCTGGCAATTTTGCATGATTTGCTTGTGAAGTAAAGGTCGAAACTTGGTCCTTTGACCAAGTCTACCAGTGATGCTGGTACTGATGTGGCCAGTTTGCCGCAAGAGTTCTTTCTCATTCTTGGAGGTTTTATGTCTAAACGTTCACGCGTTCAGTCAGAGGACAATGGCGTAGCGGACAATGGTTCCTTCTTTCTCACTGAGAACCACGTTCAGTCAGTGAACAATGACCAGGAAACAGTTGTCCAGGAACCTGTCATTCAGGAACCTGTCATTCAGGAACCATTGGCAGAAGATGATCCGGTGATTGTGGAAAAAAATGCCAACATTGCAACTCTGAAAACGGACCTGGAAGCAATTGTCGCTCAGGTCAAGACCAAGAAAACTGAAATTCGGAACTTGGAAAAAGAAGTTGCCGGATTGCTCAAAGGCGAAAAAGTCAAAGTGAAAACAGTCCACAAGACCATCTTTGTCAGCAATGGCATAGATGTCAAGGAAATGCTCACCAAGAAAAATAAGGCTTTGAGTTACCAGGGAAGATTGCTCGTCGAAATGTTCATTGGTTCAGCTCCGGCTGGAACCGAGATTGAGTACACCAGTGAAGAAATTCTGAAAAAGCTGGAAGACTATCCTTGTCTCGGTGACAAGATGGACAACTTCTCCTGGTACAAGAGCCAGGTCTTCAAGCCGATGGGCTTGGTGAAGTAAGGTCGAAACTGGGAGTCACTCTCCCAGTCTACCACTAATTGGTGGTACTGATGAGACCAGTGGTTCTCAGTGAGAAAGAAGAAAGGTCCTATTATGCCAACCTTAGTCGCAGTCTCGAATGCTTTCGCAAATCTGCCTTCAGCGAACAATGACATTGTGATCTCAGTCAGTTTTGTCTTGGTTTTCAGTCTCATCATTTTCGTCAACGTATTAAGGAGCAATTGACAATGGAAAAGAGAGTTGAAAAGGACGAAGTCATTCCTCGGATGCGAACCATCTTCAAGGTCCATAGTGAAGAAAGTGCCAAAAAGGCAATTGAGAAGCACAACAAAAAAGTGTGTGAAGGAGATTGGCTTGTACGTTGGAAATAAGGCCGAAACCGGAGGACACCAACTCCGGTATTACCATAAATGTGGTAACTGATGAGGCCAGATTGTCTCACTCAAGAAAGGAGAATTGGTATGGAGTTCAAGTATCTCGAAACGGTCCGTGTTGAGGTAATGCACGATGGCAGTATCCTCATTATCGGGGAGAATGGGTCTATGCGCTTGGACCGCGGATCCCTGGATAAATCCTCTGAGTTCTTCGTTGCAATGACTGCGAGGAAGAAATGACCCACCACGCAATTGTCCGTTGTGAACAGCGGACCAGAAACAAGGATACTCGTCGTAAACGTGTGAAAAGGCTCATTGACATGAACAAGCAAGCACGTGAAGATTGGGAACGACGTGAAATGGACCAAATTGAAAACCTTCCCTCAAGGATGTGACTATGATTGCCTATAAAGAATTCGACACT